CGGTATGACATTACTTATCCCAACTTTTTGCAACAGTAAAATTATTAAGTGAAAAAGTTAACCGGTCAACCAATTTGACCGCATTGCCTCCTATAGTATCGATTGCAACAAAACCTTCAACCTTTGTAACTTCAAATCCCGAATCGGTTTTAATGAAGGTTTTTGTCATTCCTTTAATCTTTTCCAATTTGCGAACAATCAACATTTTTGCATCAATAAGTAGATTTTGCATTTCAAATATTTTAACCAATTGAGATGAATTACTTCTCAAAAATTTCACATGACGATCCATTTCTTCCTGTTTTACTTTCTTCATTTTGTCTGTCTTCACTCTATCTACATCATGTTTCAACCTATCATAAGCACTTGCAATTGTTCCGGCTGCATGTTTTCTTGGATTTGTAATTCTCTGTCCTTGTCTTATCATTTTGTTTGCGTATGTCTTTATCAAAATTCCAATCCGTTCTTCCTTTGCAATCGTGTTTAGAGTTTCTTTTTTTAATTCATGAAACTTCGTTCCTGCCTGACTGAGAATTTTTGTTACTTCTTCTGTTTCCTTTTTTGTCATAGTAGAAGAACCAGAAGTATCTGTAAATGATGCATCTGCTTGCCAGACCGATTTTGTTTCCTTGAATGCACTGTCTGAAACTCCGAAAGAGGCTTTCATATCTTCCATTGTATCACCACTATAAGTAGTGTGCCAGATGATTCCCATTTTAGATGATTTGATTTTTGAAGCGAGTTGTGAATTTTGTGGAACTGCATAAACGATTGTGTTTGGTTGGAATATAATATACGATTCATCATCAATTGTTTTTGTTTGTAAATCGTCTTTCGTGTACATTATATCACCTTGTAAAACCCCCTTGATGCCCACTTTTGAAAGTTCATCTAACGAAACATGGAGTTTGTCAGCAAGACCACCAGAATGATTTCTATCAATATCATCGTGTGTATAATTTACTTTCTTGGCTCCTCCCATTTTGAAAATTCCTTTGGTTCCCACAAAGAACTTTCCATTCTCTGGATTGGTTCCTGCAAAGACCGCTGGAGCTCCATCCCACTTGACGGTTATATTAACACCTGAACTGGTATTTCCTGCTAACATATCTCGTAAAGATTGCAAGAAACTAATCGCACCTCTGGTTCCATTGATGCCATTATTCAGTACTTCGTCTTCTAGGTGTTCTAAATGAAGGTTTTTACCTTCTTTTGCTTCAATAAGGTATTGTTTAAATCGTAACATTCTTATTACAAAGTTCTGTTTTTTTTTAAGGTAGGTATGACAATTTAACGAGGGGAGAACCCTCATTAATTATTTATAAAACTAAGACACTTGGGGGTCATCTGGATCTGGAATGCCCATTGCTGCGGTTGCAAATTCATTCATATTAGACGCAACAAAATCTGGTGGGGGATCATCTATACGAAAAGTAACAAGATTTCCGAAATGATCTTCGACTATGAAGTGTTGTTCTGAATCTTTTGTGTGCATTGGATCAGTAATACCAACACAATGAAGATACACACCCATTTCTAGGTGTGCATAATAACCACCTACATGAATTTGGAGAATTTCAAGAGTATATTTTTCTTTACGGAATGCATCTAGATCAACAATGTTGTCTTTAATGCCATTCTTTTTCATCATTTAGTGCCTGACGTATCAATTTCATTTCATCTTTTTTCTTTTGTCTTGTGGCTTCTTCACTTTTTAATTTTCTTCGGATACAAGGTTTAACAAAACGAGATTTATTTTTAACCGTTTTCATGGTGCCTTCACTCATAACTGCGGCTTTAAAACGTTGCAGTACTCGATTCATGTTTTCGTTACGTTTTATTTTAATTGTAATCATATGTCATTTTATGGTTGTGTGATTATTTACTTTTATACTTATATTATAACAATTTATAATGCATTTGTCAAGTCAAAATTTAGACATATATCTTGCAATCTGTTGTACAAATGGAAGTAATAGGGCTGCCATAAACAGATTTACACCAGTATGTACCATCGCTATTTGTTTAGTAATCCCTACAGGCATACCATCGCTCACTAACATTCCTGCTAACCAAATAGTTCCTGTAGTTCCTATGTTCGCACCAAGTACAGCAGCAATTGCAGATGGTAAAGGCAATGCACCAGATGCAACCAATCCTATAATTGCTGTAGTGGAGAGTGAACTTGATTGCCAAAGAAGTGTACAGATTATTCCCCCAAAAAACATATAGTAAGGATTGCCAAGAAAAACCTCAAGGTGTTCTAGTTTGCCCATTGACTTCATTCCACCTGAAAACATTTTAAGACCAATGTAAAATACTACCAAACCAATGAGAGTTTGAATAACTGGATTGTTGAATTCAGTCAAGTTGCTCCTTTTATATTTCCAATAATCGTAAAGCTGTCTATGTTTCTTTTTCATATCTAATTATATAGTATTTGTATTTTCTCTTATATTTGTATTATGTTTTAGTTTTCTTATAAATAAAAAAGAAATCGCACTATCCGATAGAAAGGAAACATTGACTATATTGATTGATCCTCATGATTTCACCCACGTAACTACCCTTCTCAGACAATTCTTTTTAGACAAAAATTTTTTAGATGTTCATACACAAAATAGATTATCTATTCTTGCAGCGTGTGAAGATCCATCTACTGTAGCAACCTATCAGTATAGTGGAGAAACTTGGCCGCTTCCACAGACGGGGCAAATGTGGTTAGAGTACGAATTACTCAACAATCCAAAACTTCCTGGCTGTTTCTGTTTAAGTACAAGTTACAGACAAGAACAAAATCCAACTGAAGGAAGACACGAATTAATTTTCCCCATGTTTGAATTTGAATCACCAGGCAACTTTGAAGATCTCCTTCAATTAGAAAATGATCTTTGTAAATATCTTGGATTCAAATGTGACCACGAAAGAGCTCCCTATACAGAAGATTTTCCAGGCGGTAAGTATCAAAGTGTACTAGCAAAATATACTGGTGTAGAATTAGATGCCGGACATGAAGAAGAAATGTATAAAGAATATGGAGATGTATTCTTTCTCACAAACTTTCCAGAATCTACAAGTCCTTTTTGGAATATGAAAATTGGTGGTTTAGATTCAGTAGGTAATAAACTTGCTAACAAATGTGATGTGATCATGGGCGGTATGGAAACTATCGGTAGTGCAGAACGTGCAACTGATGTTAAAGAAATGAAAGAACAATTTTATACTATCTCTGAAGGGGGATATGCAAAATTGATGTTTGATTTATTCGGAAAAGATAGAGTAGAAGTTGAACTTGATGAATTTCTGAGTTATGATTTCTTTCCACGATTTGGTGGCGGAATTGGTATAACCAGAATAATTAGTGCAATGAAACGTGCTGGTCTAATGGAATGATTGTAAGTGATAAAATTATTCCAATTTATAAAAATGGTCATGGAATTCATGATTTAATAATTGAATTACAAAGACAGGCCAGAGAATTAGAAAAGAAAAAGATTGATTGCAGCGTGGTGAAACTGGTAAACACGACACACCGTTAATGTGTTGCATCTTGTAGAAGGGATGTTTGAAGGTTCGATGCCTTCCGCTGCAGCCAACCTTATCTTTGAAGGAATAACTATTTAGTTAAATCAGCATCTGAAATAATAAAGAGAGTGCAAAGTAGTTTCTTTTAGTCAAACAAAAATTGTAAGACTATTCTTTATAGAAACCCTTATGAGTGAATGACTAATCTCACCGGCGTAGGTATTATTCAGTAGTCATCTGAACTCACTACCACACAACACTCTCTATTCCATTTATGCTTTAAAAATTGGTAACTTTTCAAGATAAATTATATCATCTTTATCATATCCAGCCTCTTCCAATAAGACCGTTGCTTTGCATACTACTTTGCAATTAATAGTTTCTAACATATTTTGTAATCCGATAATCGAACCACCAGTAGAAACCACATCATCAATAATACAAACTTTCTTTCCCTCTAATTTTTCAACATCACATCTATCTAGGACAAGTGTTTGTGCGCCTATAGTTGTGATAGATTGAACTTTTTCTATCATCGGGTCATTCATATATCCCTTGACAGATTTTCTTGCAATGACATAATCTTTTGATAACCTTCTTGCAATGGTATGTACCAAAGGTATTGCCTTTGCTTCTGGTGAACAGAAAATATCAATATCATCTTTAGATGGAAAATCTTTATGAAGAATGATTGCTTCTGCACATTCTTCTATCAATTCTGTATCGCCTAATATGACAAATGAGGCGATAGCGAGTTCTTCATTAATTTTCACTTTAGGAAGTTTTCTAGTGAGTCCTGCGACTTTTAATTCATAAAACTCATCTTTAAAAGTTTTTCCCCAAGCCATATTACACTCCCATGAAAACTAATTGCGTTGTAAATCCAGCAATTAATCCATAAAAAGGATTGAACTTCATAGTCACAAAAGTAGTTGCGCCTATAATCATTCCCATTGGGCCAAATCCATAAGGCCCTGCAAAATCACCACCCAAACCAATTGCACCAGACATATTAGTTGCAAAGGTTACAAACACACCTAGAACAAAAAGGAATCCTGCAATCGATGCACGATGTACATACTGTCCAATAACAGGAAGGAGTTTAGTCAAAAGAATGACTGCCATAATTCCCATCATAATACAAGATGCAACTATCGGCATTGGTGCAGCCGCAGTTCCAGAAATAATTGCTTCAACTGGGCCACCTCCAAAGAATGAAGAACCCATATCTGCAAGACTAGAATAAATTGCAAGATGGTCTATATTTGTATTAGTTCCTGCGATACTTCCAGTAATTTTACCAAATGAAATATTTGCACCAATATTCAAACACGCAAGAGATAATGCACCAAGAACAATATTCCTATTTGTCCAGAACTTCCACTCGATGTTTCCCACAGTAAATTTTTCTCTTGATTGGTCTACTACAATTTCTTCTAACTCTACTCCTAACTTATTTCTCAACCCTGCATTAGCTTTAAGTAAGATATAAAAAGCAGTAGAAATAGCCACAGATGCAATAATTGTCCAGGCCAGATCTTTTGTCATAAACCAGACCATTAATGCACTCATCATGGAAACCATGCCAGTCCATTTTTCTGAATTGAATAAATCCATTGACACATTTGCGAGCATCAATCCAACTCCTGCCATCATTGAGGTGACAACAATTGGGCCGATAAACTGCACAAGTGCCTCATTCATTCCAAGTACCGATGGAATCAATAACAATGCAGCACCCCAAAATATGAGAGACAACCTCTCTTTCATAGTAGTACCTAAAGTACCAGCGAGTGTAATCGTTTCTGCTTGAAACGAAATAGTCGCTACTGATGCAAATGCCATCGAACCTAAAATACCAATAACAAATGCTATTGCAGTAGGAAACGCGGCAAATCCAAAAGATAGTGCTAAAATCCCTTGAGGTACACCATTAATCACAACCGCTATTGCGGTTAAAATACTCTCCATTAACCCTTCCATATTACCCTTTCATGTATTATATTTTTGATTTTCTGGAAGATATTGTTGACCTTCCAGATTTACTTCATTATTTTCAATATAAGTGTCATCATTATAGCTCTGAGCCAATCTCCATTTAAGATATTCATATGCAGAAATTGGTTCAAACTTGTCTGGTTGGTTTGTAAAGTTTTCTATCATCACATCACGGCCAGGGTCAACAAAATATGGCATTGAATATCTTGATTGTGTCATATCAGTATTCATCACTCTATGATTAGTAGATTTGAGAATTCCGTTTGACCATCTTGAAAACATATCTGCCACGTTTAGCACTATAGAATTTTCTACTACTGGAACATCTTCCCATTCGTCCGTTTCTTTGTTCTCTACTTGTAATCCTCCTGTATCGTCAAAACGCCAAAGTAGAGTTATGCTTCCGTAATCTGTATGACTACCACCTCTCAATTGTCCTTCTTTTATTTCACCTTCCCATTTCGGATAGTGTATCATTCTCATTGTTGCACTTCCATCAATATGTTTTTCTACAAGAGATCCTTTTGGAAGAGAAAACATTTCTTCAAATTTGTATAGGAATTCGTATGAAAGTAGTCGTGCAATTCGTTCTATCTTCTGAGCCTGAGGTTTGAATCTTGGTTTTCCAAATTCTCTTGGCCAATATTTTTCTTGCATTCTATCTGGTGAAACCCAATTGTAACTTTCTTTGATATCACCAGGCATGGTTGGAGTCAGACGCTCTTCCTCCAACC